TCAATCTAATCTTCGCTCAGTTTGCGATTCCGAAAGATTATCACGTGTCTTTATTTCAGCTCTTTTTGCTGAAGTAATCGTAATAGGAGGTTTTCATGTATCAATAGCTCGCATAACATAACATCACTCTTCAGTTGATACGTATAATCTTCATTTATTTTCGCATACTCAATATACTTGTTTTCACGTTGTGTCTCATCTTTCTTTCTTTAATCTCCATTTCATATATCATTTATCAAATCACTCAGGATTATAAGTGAATTGAAATAATCAATAGAAATCAGCAATAAAGAATCTTCAACTATGATATGCTGCATTTAATCAACAAGGTCATACAAAATATGGTGCTTTAGTATTTACATCTAAAGGATCTAATCATCATCTCTTTTGAAATAACTTAACTGGAGTGTTTCAAACTAATTTATATAGATCTACATATCAATCAGTTCAATCTATACTAGATATATAGTAATCTATACCATTGATATTATATACTCTTGTTACTCTTACTCATGTTAAATCTACAAGATTATAAACAAACGTATTTCTTAAGTTATTATTACCTTGATAGTAGTAGACTTTAGTGTTCCATCATTCATCAACAGCTCGTACTTTCAAGTATTCAAATGAACAAGTAAGTCATACGATAGTAATTCCATCTTCGTAACTTAATACTTTTTTCCATCAAGTCTTTCCACGATCTTCTAATTGTCATGGAGTTCAAGAGTGTGTAACTGGACTATTAATATCTAATTCTGGATAATATACCCAAATATCTTGTCATGCTGCTACAACTAATCTTGTATTATTATAATTAAGTATTGCTGTTACCGCTCATTTCATAGGTAGTAATAAATCAGTAGGACTTTCAATAGATTCATCTGTTGACTCTGTATGATCTCGTGGACTACAAATATAAACACTCGAATGATTTGCTACATTAACAGCTGCCATTGCTGTCTTATTTTCAGTTCATCAACTAACAGAATACCAGAAATAATCTTGAAATACTACTCAAGGACATACTTGATAATTTTCATCAACTTTTGGTTTTGTTCATCAAGAAGATCATCCATCTAAGAAGTTAGTTTCATTAAAATAAGTTGGTAGAGCAATTCAACTAACATCTAATGCAACAATTCAATTATTTCCTAAACTTGTTAATTGACACTTAGCAAAATTAGGAGTAAATACTGCTTTAGTTGATAACTTAATACCATGCATTTCATCATCTGTATTTATATTTTGACTATATTGAAAACTATGATCCATTCAATAGTAAACATCCATTGCTGTTCAGTCTACCCAACTAACTTGTGAAATCTGATTCGTTATTCTCTTTTCTCAAGTAGCCATTATCACTTATACAAATAAGATAAATTAGCAAAATTCTCTTCTGACGCTCTTTGGTCACGATTTAATCAATATATATTATCATGAAGAGTAGTTTGGAATGTTTGTAAATATGGTTCAGCTATTTCTGGATTCTCTTTTAAATATAACATATAACTCATATAATCATCTATTACATCAAAGAAATACCAAGGTAAATTTAAAGTATCTTCATTAGTATTTAATTCAACGGGTTTTTCCATGAAGTTATAAGCTAATGATAATCACATAGGTACATCTTCAATAGGGGTAGGAAAGATTTTAATCTTGTTCTTACTTATAAATACATATCTAGGATTTTCCATTGATATTCTTTTCCAAAGAGAAGGTTCTCATATCTGTTGTCATCATTGTATTTCTACATCACCAGTGTTTGGTATATTCTTTAAAGGTCTAATATTATATTCTCAAAAATCTATAGGACGACAAACTTTATATACAGGTTGTGAATATTTATCTAATTTATATGCTACTCTTAATTGAATTATACTATAAAAATCTTCTACATTACTGATTCATAGAGGAAATTCATATTCATCTTGTCATTTTACTATATTATTAAATCTAACCGAAGTATTTAATAATCCTGAAGCATATTCTAATAGATATTTTTGGAAAATATGTAAACCTTTATTATACCATCTCAATACTATATTATAGTTAATTTGAGTATCTCACCTTATTTCTAATTCTGCCCATTTATCTATTCTGTCTTTTACTGTTGCCATGGTCTAGATTATAAGATTAAAATATTTATTACTATAAGCTGATTTCTCAGCCTATAGTGTATAAGTATTCTAGTCGATTGCTTTTTGCCATTCGTAATCTGTCTTTGTTCTAGCTTCCATTCTAACGATGAAGAAAGGATTAAGAACAGCACATCCGAAGTAAGCTTTCCATCAAATTGTAGCAATTTGATTTAATGGATCAGCAATACCTGCAGAACCAAATCCTTTATAGTAAGTCTGAAGAGAACTTAGAGATGAGATTCAGTATGCTCATTTTCTCATAGCATAACAAGGATACATATTGAAGTTGTCTCCTCATCCTGCTGGAGTAACTGATACTGGTTTAATATTAGCAGAAAGATAAATATCAAAGTTTTCAATAGATGTTACATATCCATCTTGAATTCCTTTGAAGTTATCATATATGATTTTATTAACCCAAGTATTAGTAGAAGATGAATCGCAGAAATCTCTGAATGAATTTGGATGCATTAATACCTTGAATCTTTCACTTGTAACTCCTTGAGAAGTTAAGTAAGTGATAGCATTCAATACCAAGTCCATATTTACAGTATCATTTGGTGTTAGAGCGTTTCTAGCAGTTCTTGCTCCAGCATAAATAACTGGTACACTTGCATCAGACATAAGAACAGCTTGAATCTGTTCGTCTATGATTCTTTTTGCATTATGAGATAATTCAACTCCTTGTCTAGCTATGATATCTAGTAATGTTTCCATATCTAGAACATCAGATATTCTAGTATAGTCTCCAAGAAGTTTTGGAGTAGCTGTGATAGTAGTCACAACATTATCATGTCCATCAGGAATTACTCATTCTGTCAATGTAGCTTCTGCTAGAGAAGTTTTCATTGGGTTTAATCTAGGCCATGTAACTGATTTATAACCTCTTTGTGAAACAGGTTCTTCTCAAAGCTGCATAAATACAGTAGATGGTTCACCATTCTCTAAGAATGATTTTCTCAAAAGAGTTTCAAGGAAATCTGTTTGAGTGAAGGAATTACTATTTCCAGGATTGTTAACGTTAGTTGTTACTCCTGAATTATAAGTAGTTCCTATTGTGTTAGTTGCATAAACAGTATTAGGCATTTTAAAATAGGATTAAATAGAAATAAATTATTCTAATCCTAACTGTCACATATTCCTTTTTAAATAATCTAGATAAGCTTTTCAATCCATCTTATCTACTGATTCTTCTTGAGAAGTTGCAGTAGGATTAGATCAGAGAACGCTTTTACTACCTAATTGATTGTTTTCTTCTTTTGGAGCTTCTTCTTGAACTTCCTTTTTAATAACTCAATTCATTCATTTATAAAGTGCAACCATCTCATCTACGTCTAAGTCTTGATACTTATTCGCAAAATCTGAAAAGTCTCCTTCATAACCTTCTTGTTTTAAGCTTCTTTCAAAGAAATTTCTTTTAGCAGCTACATTAGAAGATTTCAATTTCTCAATTTGGCTTTGAAGATCATTAATTTGTCCTTCATACTTTTCTTTTAGGCTAGCTCTAAGTTTAGCATATCAGGACTCTTTCTTCTCTTCTACGTCCTCGAGATTCTCAATATCAGTCATCGCCGTATTGGTAATAGAATAAAAACCTAGTATTCTACAAACTAGAATTATGGATTTACGAGTCACAACTGCTCATAAGGATTTAAGCTACCTCTTCGCTTTTATTTACTTCATCAACAGCTTCTTGAAGTTCATCTTCATGTGCTACATCATGAACGATGTTCTCGTAAGTCTTCAATCAGCTATTAAATGCTCATAGGATCTCATAAATAGTGTAACCATGACTTTTAACTGCTGAGTAGTTCTCAGCTTGAGTCACTATCTGCTTCTTTGTCTCCTCAAATATCTCATCAACCATCTTCTTCAGAAGTTGGAACGCTTCATTGTTTTCAAGATCCTTTAGAAGATTTTTTTGATCAGGTGTTAATTCATCCATCGTTATCTATTTCTTTAAATAAAGCACACATATTGTTTTCTTTTATTCGCTTCAATGGTTTACCAAAGTTTGTTTCAAGGAAATACATGATTTGTTGGATTAGTATCTCTCTATCACTTTCATTATACTTTTTTCCGAGATAATTAATATCTTTTTTTGTAATTTCGGCTATTGATATGTGTTTTTCCTTCAAATATCTCTCGATTAAGAGATTAAAATGTTGCTTTGCTACTCTTATCTTTTGATATCTTACAACATCAGAATCATCTATAACTTGTCTTTCTTTTATAGGAGTAAACATTTCATTTATTTCTCTTAATTCCTTTCGCATTATAGATAATGCTCTGATATAAATTTCTTGAGTTTTTCTATCATTTCCATGTCAGCTCAATGTCTAACTAACCATTCTTCTCATTTTTCATAAACGTTAGTTCACCATCACATATTAGTTAAATAAGTTCTTATATCTTCTGGTAGTTCATATAAACAAACTGGAGTGTTATAAGCCTTAGTCTTAATAAATGATGATTTTTGATAAACTGGAGTTCTTACTCTACCTAAAACTTCCATTTTTTCTTCTACTTTTTCAATTTCTTTGTCAATTTGATCTTTTTCTTCTAAATCTAAATCAGTTTTTGCTTCTAATTCCTTCTTTGATTCTTCTAACGCATCGTCTAATGCTTTATCTAAATCAACATCCTCGTTAATTTCAGTCTTAACTTCAGGACTAACATTTTTTTTAGTAATTTTTACTACTTTAGATTTTGCTTTAATTTTAGCCATAATAATATATTAGAATTTAAAAACTATATAGATTGCATTCAATTAACTTGTAATAATTGCTGTTCCGCTTCTGCTTTACTTAATGGATTTTCTATTTTTGGTTGTTTAGGAGTTGGTTGATTATATCGATTAGCTCATTGATCTTGTCCTGGAAATCATCATTCCATCTGAGGTTGTTGAGCTAACATGGGCGTTCATTGTTGTACTAAGTTCTGCGAAGCTATATATTTTAAAGCTTCAATTGCTCTATCTTTTGCTTCAGTATCCTTAGCTTTGTTATAATACCATAATCTCATTTGAAGATCACAATCTACAGGAATATATATATTTTGATTCTCATTTAACATTAAAATATCTTGTTTACATTGATATTCTTCTATATCTAGCTCATTTACTGAATCTATTTGATTTTCATCCATTCAATTAAAGTAATTTATTGATTTTCTGATATTTCTAAGAAGAAAAGCAGGAGTATTAGGATCATTTACTAACATATTATACTGTTCTGTATAAGCTTTCTTCTGTTCTTCGTAATTTATCTGCTTTAATATAACATCTTCTATAACAATATTAAAGTTTCATCTTATTTTCTTAGGAGTTAATTTATCATAAGTTCAACTTAATCAATTAGCCGCATTTCTAAGTACTTTTTCAGATGATCCTCTCCGTCGATATAATATGAATTCCCTATATAACCATGCAAAATCTCTACTTCAGTAAGCTATAATGCTATTTTGAAGAGTTGTCATCATATTTGCGTTAATTTTCTGTATTTTACTCTGAGTAGCAGTATTAGGATTAGAATTTTCACTAAGTCAAAGTCATTGAGAGGAAGCATTAGCAAAGGATTCAGCCATGGCTTTATTCTTAACCATTGTTAGTGAATTGTAAATATCGCTTGATACTTGTGTTTGAGGTAATTCATAAACCATTGAGTTAATTGGTTTAGTAATATCTCTCATCTTAACCGGGAACCATCTGTTTTTAATAGATTGATTCTTCAAAGCTTGACGATTTTTCATAAATATCTCTTCATCTATGAATATATTTCATCATGTAGCTTCTCTTGTTACTTTAATTTTATATAAATTAAGCAATAATTGCTCAGTTCTATGTGAGTCTTCTATTATATCAACTAATGATTCTCACCACCAATCAGCTGAATTATAAGCAAATCATGTTACAGCTATTGGTATTCTTTTTCATTTAGTCTCTGGTATATCTTTAATATCTATGATAACTTCTCATAACATCAAAACTAAGTAATATATTCAATCAATCTTTGTATAATGATAATGAATTGTCACCATTCAAGTTTCAGGATTATAGAAATTACCAATATTTCTATAAAAAGCTGATTCATTTTTTAATCAAGCGATATATTCATCGTAATTATTTATGATTCTTTCAATTCGTTCCTTTTTAACTCATAATTCTTCGACTTCTTCCTTAGAAATCACTCTATCAAATCCAAAGAACGGATAATCTTTAACTAATATAGATCAATCGTTATATGGATATACAAATCTAGGATCTATTCTTTCAATAATAGGTGCTTTCTTTTCTTTATCTCGTCAACAAAATAATTGGACAAACTTTCAATATTTACATACATCATCAATTCACATGTATTTATCGAAATCCCATTGATTATTTATATAATCATATTTATACATTTTGCTGAAATTTCTTGCTTCTTGTTGGAATATATGGTCTGTATCTTCCCAAGTAACATCTGGTTCATCAATAATACATGTAGCTTGTACTGTTCTTTTAATACTCCAGAAAAGATTACTTTTTAATAATTCATCGCTCTTTTTAGTAGCAAATAAGTCTTGTTGCGATTCGAATAATGCGTTTTTACTTCTGTTAGCTTCTCGTCAATGAGAATACTCTCCTAAGATCTTTTTTCTGAGCTTATCAGTTAATTGAATCTTTTTCATTTATCTATCTATAGCATATAAATAATCTGTTACCATTTCCATTGCTTCACCTCTTAATTCTGGATACATCCTCATTATCATTGTATCTAATAAGTCTGGACTTCTTCATATTCTTTCTTTCATTTTATCCTTTGATTCTATTTTTGTTTTTCAATCTAAACTCTTTTCATCTATATATGTATTAAGTAATTCTTGTTGTAAATCATGCCAGTCTTGATCTTTATTGTTATGATCCCAATCGATAGCTATTTCTCAATTTTCTATTTTTCTTTTCAATTCAAAAGCGCATTGACTCTTTAAGTTAGCATAATTTTGCCTAGAACCTGTAACAATAGGAGAAGAATTATTAATAAATCAAGTACAATAACTTATTCCATCAACTACTCATCATCATACTCAATCAGAATCAACGATTATGTCTCTATGATCTACATCATACTGACCAGCAATAAACAAAATACTATCTATAACTTCAGTTACTGTATTCTTCTTATAAGTCCAGACTTTCTTTCGTGTATTTCATTTCCATAAACTTATTCTTGTTGTATCTTTTCCAAATCTAGCTACGTCCGCTACAACATAATATTTTGATCATTTTTGCTCATTTGTAAATAGATTATCTATATCTTTTTTCTTAAATAACATCCATGTGTTGTCTTCGAAATCCCATTGTCAATATAACAATCTCTTTTTAATTGATTCATCAGCGTTTTCAAGATTCTCTATATATCATTTATCCATAAAGTTATTAGAATATACCAACGCTTCAATGAATATAGATTTATCTCAAGCTGGATGTTTTCATTGATAATATCTTTCATAAACATGTCATGGATTAGGATTAAACGTCTCTAATACTTTTCATAATATTCAATATTGTTCATTCTTATACCTTCAAACTCTAGTTGTTAATATCTTAATAGCATCTAATGGTACTTCAGCTGATTCTTCTATAAAAGCTCATGTAAGCTCTAGAGATCAAAATCTATTATATAAAGGATCTGATGGATAATAACATCATTCTAATAAAAGAATAGTACTTCCATTCTTAAATGTAATCAAAGATTTCTGCTCAGATAATTTACCTCTAAGATGTTCAGGTATATTATAATCACTATAGAACTTCTCTAAAGAAACAACTGTTGTATTTTTTAAGTTCTTAATAGTATCACGTACTATAGCATATCTTACTCATGGATATTTAATGCACATCATCCAAATCCAGATAACTCACAAATATGATTTACCTCATCAAGCTCATCATCCATATCAAACAGCTGTATGAACCGCATCTTTAAGGACGTTCATAGCTTTCTTCTGATTATCTGTTAGTTCGATATCAATATCCATTAGACTATTTAATTAAAATTAATAGTTATATTTTGATTCTCCGTAGGTTTTCACTCTAATAAGTTTTGTCTTTCTAGAGTGTCTTTAGCTATAGAAGCTAAATCTTTTAATTCAGATGTTCTGAATTCTGCATCACTTTCTTTATATTTTTTAATCTGATCTCTTGTGATATCTGTGATATCCTCTATAATTTCGTGATAAGCTCTTAAAGCTACATCATTTTTTCTTTCTTCTTCTGTCATTTTTAAATATGGTGAAGCATTTAAAGTATCTTTTACAGTCTTAAGTTTAACTCAACATTCGTCTGCTATCTCCTGATGAGTTTTATTAGGACTTCTTAATTTAACGTTAATAATCTTTTTTCTAAGATCTCGCATTCTTTGAGACATTCTTAATTTTATATATAAATTATTACTATTATAAGTCGTTTTCGTTATTTTTTAATTGTTTTTTCATTTTCCTTCTCAAATACTTTGGATTATATGGTATGAATTTTCCTATTCGTTTCTGAAATTGTAATAAGGTGTAATCCTTGGTTGAAAAATTAGTTTTACTCGGATTCTCAAATTCTTCTTCCGGATATACATGCATAAACTCGCATATCATATCCAAACATATCTTTGCTCTATGTTCCTTTGTTAATTTTATTTTAGGATCTCTTAACATTTAATCTCTAAAAATAAAATTTTTTAGTTTATAAAAAATTTTTCTCAAAAGTAAATAGAATTTCTCTAGATCTTACTAAATCAACTTAAATCTAATGCATCCTCTTTATCCTTAAAATACATAGAGATTACATTATCCTTTGTTTTTAATCAACAATCATCACACAATACTACATAATCCCTATCTGTTTTCTTTGAGTGTTTCTTTCTTAACCAAAATCACTGCATTATTTTTTTATTACATTTCTCACATCTTAATCAATACTCTTCTTTTCACGTTCGTTTTCGTTTTTTTCTTTCAATTTGATTCATTTTTGAAATTTTATAAGATATAAATTCTATTAATTTTAGCAATTAGTACTGTCTCCTAAACTAATATAAAGCTTATAATATGTCTTTACCTTAATAACTTATAACTTTAACATTTTTATTCTAAATTTGATTGAAACACTTCGTTATTTTTAACTAACAAGTTTGAATCTTTTTAATAATTCTTTGAAATATTCTGGGTTTTTTCGTTCTTCTATTTCTATAGATTGTTTCCATCTAATATCTCAGTTATCTTTATTTCAATCCATTATTCAGATTTCTAAAGTCCTTCATAATTCTCGGTTTCAGAAATTCATAACATCAAATGAATTATTCATTGTTCAAGTTTTTTGATTATATTCCTCTAATTTTTCTTTCATTTCGTTTTCTTTAATAAAACGATAATTAGTTTCCTTTCTTTTCTTCCTATCTTCTAGATATTTCTCAGCTACATCTATTTTTTCTCAAAATGCTCTCATTCTACCATAATTAAACCAAATCTTAGAATTTAACTCGTTTAAATTATTCGAGTTCTTGAAATATTCTATTACCTCAGATTTCTCTTCTTCGGTTAATGGCTCAATCTTGATTGCTTTCATTGTTATCATAATTATTGGATAAAAATTGTTGTTGAATCTTTTCTTGATTCCTTTGTTTAGCAGATTCTATATCTAGATTCCTGCTATTATATGAATTTTTATATTTACTTTTGTTTGTGTTATATAATTTCTGTTTTATTTCTAACTCGTTTTGTTTTCTTTTTTGATTATTCTTGTATCGATTCTTAACAAATGCATAATAGTTTTTGTATTTCTTCTTTGGATGTAACTCTAACCATCTATCACATTCCTCTATAAGATCTCTAACTCATCATCATATCTCTCTACGTAACTTCTCATACTGTTCATCTGTTAACTTTATATGTTCAAACTCTCAGTATATTTTATATTCCTTTTTATCTTTTTTTTCTTCTTCTCTTAAAGATATAGATTTATCTATATCTTTATTATTGTTTATTATCTTATTATATATTCAAGGTAATTTTTGGATTTTGGAAAATCACTTTTTTACATTTTCGAAAATTACTTTTTTTCCTACTTCTAGAGTTACAAATCTTATTAATCCTCATCAAGCTTTTGGTTTTTTATGTATCTTTATATCTCATCTTTCTTCTAAATTTTTCATAGCAGTAGATATAGTTTTCTCATTACAACTAAATAATTCAGCTAATTGCTCATTAGTACAATAAAATCAAGGATTATTACTAAGAAAAAAATCGATAAAACCAAATAGCAAAGCCTCCATTATTGAATATCAATTCCATAATAATTCAGGATATAATGGAATAAACTTGGGTTTTAATGGTAATTTTGAATTGTTTTTTGCAATTTTATTCTCTTCCTGTTCTGCTTCAGAATATGTAAACATCATATTCTGAGTAGTAAATCAATCATTTTGATCAATTATGCTTCAGTCAATTCTTTCCATGGTATATATAGGTTATGAAATAAATTATTTCTCACAATCTTTCATAGATTCTGCTTTCTCATCTTGAGATAAGTCATCCTCTATCTCCTCTCCTAGTACTAGATTCCTTATTACAGGATTCTTCTCATTCTCTAGGCATAAGGTCTTGA